CCGCATCGGTACTGTCAGCAGTTGCGGAGGTTTTATCCGCTGACAGGGTTACTCCCCCGGGGCGGTTCCCAGCTTGATCAGCACGCCCGCAGTCGACTTGTTGCTGGTGAAATGCTTTTTCCAGTTACCGGCCGTGCCGATGGCAGTCAGATCCGGGTTTTCCCCTTTGGCCGTGTCCCAGCTGTAGCCCAGCAGTTCAACGTTTACGGTACCCTCAGCACGATAGCCGACCGCAAGGTTTTCCTGATCGTTGATGTCGTAGGAGCGGAAGCCCGGTGCCTGCGATTCGGTCACGGTCACCGCACCGGCCACCAGCCCCAGAATGGCGGCAGCGTCCATGGTATCGGTCACCAGCACCGGCTTACCCAGGGTGCCCGGCTGTCCGCCGTACACTACCACGCCCGCTTCTTCGTAAATCTTGCTGGCGATCGCCTCGTCCACGATGTCGAAGTAGGTAGCAGAGTGCATGACGAACAGCACCACGCGGTTAAATTTGTCGCCGTATTTGCGCAGACCGCGGGTCAGGGTTTTCTTTCCGTCGGTTTCAATGTCGGCGGTCACTACCATATCGGCATTAGCACCGATTGCTGCCGTTAACGCTTTCAGGCCATATTTCACGTAGCCTTCCAGGGTGGCATCAGCCACATCAACGCCGATCACCTCGGAGAACTCATCCACCGTGCGGCCACGGCGTTTGAATGCCTCTTCAGTGGTTTCGTACGGACCGTATTTCCACGGTGCCTTAACTGACACCGCTTCGCCTGCACCGATTTTTTTGCCGTTCACTTTGCCAACGGAATTTACGTTACGCGACTCAATAGAGCCACCCACTTTATAGAAGGCGCGCTTGCGGAAGTCGCCTTCAATCAGCTCGTTATCCAGCAGGATCGCACCATTGGAAGAGGTGTTGAACACCTCAAGGTTATCCTGGCGGCGCTCGAGGAAAGCGGTCTGCGCCAGATCGTCATAGATGACCAGATCGTTATTAACAGTTGTAGCCATTGAGTAAGTCTCTTATTTCGGGAGTTTGAGGAAAGCCTGCTGGCCATGCTTGCGGATATAGTCCGCCTTTTCGCTGGCGCTCATTTCTGAACGTTTCTGGCTGCCACCACCGCCTGGCTTGTGTCCACCCGCGCCGGTACCTTCTGCACGCGGGAACAGGTGCGGTGCCGTCTCCTTGAGCGACTCCGCCCATTCAAGCGGGCTTAGTGGGGTTTTGCCGTCCTTACCGAACAGAACGTCGCCATTCGCATCAACTGCTACGGCCTCGCCTTCGTCGTTGAGCTGGAATGTGCCTCTGGCACGCAGGATCAGGTCATCGGATGCTTCCGCCAGCGCGCCAGCTTTTGACGCTGCCGCCCGGATGGCATCACCGAGTACACGATCCCGGAACTTGCCGGAGAAGGCTTCGGCCTTTTCCGCGCGTTCATTGGCCGCTTTGATCTGCTTATCAACATCAGCGCGCAGGCGCTCGGTGCGTTTATCCAGCACCTCATCAATTTTCCCGGCGGCGATCAGCTTTGCTTCTTCGTCGTCGGAAAAACGCTGCAGGATGCCGCGCACGGCATCAGGGTCGATGCCTTCATAGCGGGACAGGTTGTCTTTCTGCTGCTTGATCGTGCCCAGCAGCTCGGAGTTTTTGGTTTTCAGGCCGGTCACCTGAGCTGCGACCTGATCATCAATCAGCTTCTGAATTTCTGGAGTGATTTCGGTACCGCCGCCCCCGCCGCCCTGTCCATCGTCTTCAGGTGCGTAGTATTTCAGGAGCATGTTTCGAATCAACCTATCTTATTGTTTTAATTGAAAATATAAAATTCCACAAATTACAATAGTCCATACTGTATTCCCGACAAGGAACGTAGAAGCAATCGTTACAGCCCCATTAAATGGCTAATCATGTTGAAAACACACGGAATGTATGGAATATTTGAGGCAGGTGTGCAGGCAGAATTTCGAATTGTGTTTCGCAATTCTTGATTTCAAGGGCTCAAGCTCTCGCTGCTATGATTCTCATAGCAGGATTTGCTGGGAATACTGTAAAAGTGCGTAAGAGTGCCTGCACACCACTATCCAAGGAGCAGTGATGACTACCCGCTTAGATAAATTAAAAGCATGTAATTCCAAACCAGACTTCGCACGACTTTTAGGAATTGACCCGGTTTTTATGACCCGTGTCATATATATCAGAAATACTGATAATCTATATTCACAGTTCCCCATTAAAAAAAAGAACGGCACTGATAGAATCATATCAGCCCCAGACTCCGAGCTTAAAGAAATACAAAGCAAGCTTTCCGATTTGCTACAAGACTGTTTAAATAATCTCCGAGAAAACCTAGAAGAAGATAATCATTTCTCTCATGGATTTGAGCGCAACCGCAGCATTATTACAAATGCAGAAAAGCATAAATCAAAGAGGTGGGTACTTAATATTGACCTTTGTAATTTCTTTGATGAATTTAATTTTGGAAGGGTGAGAGGTTACTTTCTAAAAAATAATAATTTCGCTCTCAACCCAGAGACTTCCACATTAATAGCAAAAATCGCATGCCATCAGAATAAATTACCCCAGGGCAGTCCCTGCTCCCCCGTAATAACCAACTTAATCCTAGTTTCTTTAGACAGAAAGCTAAGTAGTTTATGTAATAGAGTTGGATGTACATATACACGATATGCTGACGATATAACAATCTCAACTAATAAAAAAGAGTTCCCTAAGGGGATTATCAAAGAACAAGATGAGAAATTCGTCACCTTAAATAATAAATTCCTTAAGGAAATAACATCATCTGGCTTCATAATAAATCAACAAAAATTAAGACTTCTCGACAAAAAATCCCGCCAAGAGGTCACAGGATTAACTGTCAATCGGATTGTAAATGTAGATAGGAAATATGCAAAAACAGTTCGAGCAATGGCACACAGCCTATTTAAAAAAGGGGAGTATACATTAACTGACAAAAAAACACGCAAAAAAAGAGCTGGAACGATCAATGAGTTAGGCGGCATGCTAAGCTTTATTGATTTTGTAGATAAATACAACAATAGATTACCGCACGCAATCAAATCTTCACATAACAAGCGTGAAAAAGTATATTCTGACTTCCTTTATTATTCTGCTTTTTGGGCAAATGCAAAGCCAACAATCTTGACTGAGGGCAAAACGGACATTACATACCTAAGGGTGGCTTTAGATGCGTTATCAGAAAAGCATTCCAATCTAATTGGGAATAAAAAACTAGGCAATAAAAAAACAGTACGAGATTATGGGATTAAATTCTTCAAAAACACATCTAAAACAAAATACCTTTTAAACTTGGACGGAGGAACTCCGCATCTCAAAGACTTCATTGTTGGCTTTGAAAAAAAGACAGATGCGTTTAAAGAAATCGCCAATCAAAAGCCTGTGATTGTTATTTTAGACAATGATTTAGGCAGCGCGGGGGCTAATGGAATCTTCCAAGCTTTAATTGGAAAATCTTTTCCTAACATCACCCTTACAAGAGATGAACTAAGAAATCAGAAGTGGACATGGCTTACAAAAAACTTATATATAATTTTTACCCCTCTTAATGGTTTAAAAGATAGCTCTATGGAAGATCTTTTCCACAGCTCAGTGTTACAAACAACGCTTGGAGGTAAAGTATTTAACAGAACCAATGCCAAATGTAAGGACAATGAATATGGCAAAGAATTTTTTGCTAAAGGTGTTGTTTTAAAACAGCGTAAAACAATTGACTTTTCAAATTTCAATTACATCTTTGAATCGATTTCAGAAATAATTGAACATAATAATTCTAGAAAAAACAATTAAAGTTCATTCCAAATCAAATTAATTAGATTGCTAATTATAATAATTGGTAGTTTCTGACTGAAGCAACTGTAACTTAGAGCGCGTGCAGCCAAAAATCCCGTTGGCGGTGTCAGTTGGAGACAACTTTTGACAACTTAATCTGATCGCCAGCTTCCGGGCAAACCAGAATAGCTAACTGAAAAGGCTCGAGGATGGTTGCAAAGGGGGAGTGCTTAACACCTCCCCTTCCCGTTTGCCTGCACCTGAAGTTTTCTGAAGCGACGCGATTGACACTTTGCTGTCAGGACTAACTAAAGCTAACAGCCTGTTTGGCATTAACAACGCCCAGTACCAGCCCTTTACACTCATGCTGCAGCTGCTGTTCGTGGGCGTTAGGATCCGTGAGGATGGGTTGACACTTTTCCCTGTTTTTCGCGAAAAAGTGTCAAGTCAGAGGGGTTCAGTTTGGTGAGGGGGTTACAGTTTTTCGCCCTTAGGCAGACAGAGCGCCGTTAACGCTGTTTCGTTCCAGTCATCTGGTGTATCAGGGAACATTGCGGCAACGTAGGCCAGTTCGGAACGGAGAAAGCGCAACGCCCCGGCCGCACGATCGGTGCCACAGAAGCTGTGGGTTTCCTCATCCTGTCGGTAGAGTATCAGATGCAGATCATCAGGTTCGTGTTGAACATCGAAGCCCAGCTCGCTGGCTGCAGCCCTGACCCGTTCGTCAACATCCGCACCGGCTGGCAGCTCTTTACTACCATCACGCCCCCATACAAATGCAGCGGCCTGCGCCCAGGTCATCTTAGCGGGATGATCACCAGTACCAGCAGAATTTTTCTTATCCTGTGATGCCTCAACATCCACTTTATCGCCTGAAATCACTAATTCACCCCGGGCTATCCAGCCGTACACCGTCTGCCGGCTGACGCCCATATGCCTGGCGTAGGCTGATTTGCTCAACAGCATCACTGTTCCTCACCTGTCGGTTTATTTATTCGGGCTTTTTTCAAATATCCTCTGCAACAATACCGGCACTGATGATCGCCCCGCCTATCTCCCGTTCGCCATAAAGCACCGGAACCGGATTCCCCATGGCAACAGTATTCACAGCGCCGCCGAAAGCGTAGGAAGGTTTATTGTCGGGATCGTCACGACTTTGCAGGCCTTTGGGCTGAGGGGACAGCATCTGATAGACGCCACCAGCCATCATACCGATACCAGCAGAAACCATACCGGCCCCGATTACACCAGCGCTGCCAAATGTCATGCCAGTGATCGCAATGCCTGCCACCACCATTACGGCACCCAAAATGGTCTGGAACATGCCTGCTTTCTTTGCACCCTCCATGATCGGCGCGATGCGGATATCATTGCTGCCGCCCAGATTTTTATAATCATCCAGGCCAATGTTGCGCTTACCGCGAAACACAGCGAAGGTCATGCCGTTTTTCCTGGCGTTATAGAGATACTGCTCCAGACCGTCGAAGTTAATGCACAAGGCTTTCACCGCCTCAGCTGACGTCTGTACCGCCAGTTTATGCACACGCCCGAACCGGGCACCAAGCGCCCCGTACAGTCGGATAGTGGTTAAGCGCGTCATCTGATTAACTCTCCTGTGGATCGGTTACTTTGGGCTGTTTCGTTCTGTGCATCACGCACCAGTCATTAGTGAGTTGCATGGTTACAGTCTTTTTCCGTGAGCATTTCGGACGGAATAATGAATCCATGAAGGATCCCGCCATCGTTGCCCTTTACATTGATTTCTATCGCGGTACATGTGCCGGGATACTGGAGGCAAAGGCGCTCCAGTTCTTCCAGCATGGTGGCCATAACTTTAGTCATTGTTAAATTGCCTTATCCCGAGCCTGATCAGGCGGCCTGCTTATCACCGGCTTTAACCTGGCGCTGGCTGGCTTTAAGCATCGTACCGACATGCTCGCTCAACCGGTCGAGGCCGGTCATACGTGGCAGGACGTCAGCCGGATCGTCGCTCTTTCCGTACACGAGATTGTTATACCAGGTACGAACAGCCGTAATTTGCGAGATATCTTTCCTTACGCCTTCAACCAGATCGGCGACAGCGCTAATCATCTGGCCGTTTTCGGAGGTGATTCGGGAAAATGCGAGGCGTTTTAGCTGTTCACTATCCAGACCTGAGCAGATGGCATGTGCCCGAAGAATTGCGTCTGCCAGCTCCTGATGCTTTCCGCTGTGCATCGACAGCAACATTTTTTCGCGGCTGAGGCGATCCAGCCTGGCGAACGCCTGGCGCATTTCACTGTCGCGCATAAATCCCTGAACATCATCAGAAGCCAGTGCTTTCACCGGTACCAGTCTGGTCAGCAGATAATCAAGGATTTTTGAGGCCTGATCACTTACTGCAGCCACTCCGCGAGTGAACGCTCTGAGTGTGTCCGGGTTCCTGGCTTCGCCCGCCCTGCGGTTTTTTGCCTGCTCGTTCAAATCAGGATCGTTGCGGATAACCTCCAGCAAATCCGCCTCTGCTTCTGCCTGCTGCGCCGTGACCCTCAGGCTGGTCAGCTCGCCGGTCATGCCACGGAACAGCGCTTCCATCCGGCTGTCAGGCGCACTGACTTTGCCCGCATAACCCGTCAGTTCGATGCTGTGTTTACCAATCTTAATTTCGTAGCTCACTGGCCAGCCTCCATTTTAGACAGCCCTGCATCAAATACTTTTCGTGCAACATCATGGATCGATGGTGCGATACCCAGCCCCGACTTCTGCCGCTCCTGCTCCTGAATGGCTTTCAGGGCTTCAATCTGCATCCCGTTCAGCAGAACGGGCTTAACGTTAACCTTACTCATAGTGCCCCCTGTTTAAGCGGATCATTCAAACTCCATTAATCGCAACAAACTTATTCATCATTGCGATTTATGAAATGATGTTAATGGAATTGCAGGGATGCACAACGCGAAAAGAGTGGATGCGTTTTAGAGAATTTGCCCTCAGGGTATACATGGTGTTCACAGAGACAATAAATTACTTATAAAACATATAATTAACCCATGAACACCAGTCTACATTTTGGTATTTCAGGTCTACACGGTATACATCATTCTGTTTAATAAACGATCAGATGGTTAATGAGAGAATGAACACCATGTACACCCTGTGTATACCTGAAAGCAAGGTATACATGGTTTATTTCACTGATTTATATATAAATTATTCTCCCGATGTATACCATGTATACCTTTCTCCATATTTATCTAAACTTCATTCTTTATGAGTGGCTACAGGATGCGTCTGAGGTAACCAGTCTTCCGCACTTTCCGAAAGTTCAACGTTAGTCACCATGCCACGGGCTCTCCGCTCCTTACGGTACTCATGATTAAACTCCCGCATGGCGCTTTCCATCCCCTCAGCAAATTTATTCAGCGTCAGCGGCTTGTCGAATCCGTTGGCCTCCAGAAATGCCAGATAAGCGTGGTAGAGGTAAAGTCTCGGATAATGAGGTGGGTTTCGGTTGCCAACCATCATTCCCGCACAATCAGCCAGGCGCTCAAGATGCGCACAGAAGGCGTACAGGGGATCTGTCTTTTGTTTCACCTCTAATGCTTCTTCACTGTTCCTTTGCTCCAGCAGCAGCGCCCGCGCTTTTTCCGGGTTCGAAAAGGTTGCCAGCAGCCGGCGGACGATCACCGGAATTTCAGCAGATATCTTTTCGGCCAGCTCAGGATCCTTGTCTTCATCACTGACGCGCCGGTTAAACTGGAAAATCACCCGCCGCCGGGAAACGCCGCCCGCGCGTTCGGTGAAAATCATCGGCGTGTTGTTCGTGGCCACCACAACAGCCCTTAACACCGCTGTGTACTGGTGCTCGTGCTTCGGGTCGATTTCCACGGCATCCCCGCCGGTGATCGCCTTAATGCCGGTGCCCTCCCCGGAATATTTGGGCTGATCAGGAAGCGTGATCATGCTCTTGCCGACGAACTGCGCCCGCCCGCGCGCGCTGTCGAGCGCCGCCATGTTCCCGCTTGCGGTGTTATGCGCACCGGCCAGCATCGTGGCGATATGGGTAAAGACGCTTTTCCCGCTGCCGCCTTCCCCTGTTATTTCGAGGAACAGCTGCCAGTCGTACCGGTTCGCCAGCACCATAAAGAGCGCTGCAGCAATACGCTGCATCTTAATTGCGTCTCTGTCTGATGCGTAACTTAGCCATTTATGGAAGTTTGGCGCGTGATCGCGCAGGTTCTCCCCCGGGACGGCAGGCGTGTAGGTCACGCCGTTATGATTGGTCAGCCAGTTATCCTGGCTGTGCTCAGAGAACACGCCGCTTTCCATATCGTAAACACCGTTGGCAAAGGGGATCAGGCTGCGCCGCGGCTCCCCCATAACGGGAATAACGATTTTCAGGGCGTCGATAACGTTGTTGATCGCCCGCTTACTGAAGTTGGTTTTGTTCTCGTTATAGATAGCCACCATTTCGCGGCTCAGCTCGAGCAACGACGTTTTTTCCCAGATACCGCCCCGGTAGACATAAACGCCCTCGCTGTTTTCATGGATCGCAATACCGGTGAAACGCGCAGCCAGTATGAGCGCCTTTTCGTTATCCGCGAGATCGCGCAGGTTAACATCGGTCAGCGGTTTGCCGATCACCATGCTTTTACCGGCTTCAGCATCCGCTTTCAGGCGCGGCAGCTGCTGCGTCCAGTCCTCCAGCAGCTCATATCCTTCCGAATACAGCTGCGCGCGCTCCACACCAGCCAGCGCCAGCCTGGTTGCGATAATGGTTGCCTGCTGTTCCGTGAGATGGCCGCCGCGACACACCCGAACGTAACGGCGGCCATCGTCAACAATCCGGATATGCTCCAGCTCTTCCAGCTGCTTTTTATCCAGCACAACCGGCGGTACCGTGTCGCCTATCGGGTTTGTCTCCGCCGCCGCGACACACCCGAACGTAACGGCGGCCATCGTCAACAACACGGATATGCTCCAGCTCTGCCAGCTGCTTTTTATCCAGCACAACTGGCGGTACCGTGTCACCTATCGGGTTTGTCTCCTGCCAGGCTCTGGCAAACGTCCAGGCATCAGCACCGGCAAAGATAATTGCCTCTTCCATGAGATCCGCCGGTAACTTTTTCACGTTTGGTGCATTCTTCATTTTTTGCTCCCCCGCTCCCTGATGATTTCCCGCATAACCCTTATTCGCTCCATTCCTTCTGCCTGCATAATCCGATCGATATCTTTCCCGCAGGCAACCGGCGCAGAAGATACAAACGTAAATTCCCGCGCCAGCCTTTCAGGCGTGTAAAAACACGGTGAGCTGTAGCCCTCGCGGCAATACGTCACCCGGTTAAACTGGTAACTTTCGATAATGACGATCCCGCCCCGGCTATCTTTCCATTTATCGCCGGGCCTGATTTCAGGGTGAGTGTGGCCACCGGCATCAAAGCCGGTTAATTTCTTTTTCATGATTTATTCCCTGATTAGATCAGTTACCTGATATCCACACAGCTGTAAAAACTGGACCATACCGGCAGGGGTAATAAGTATTTCCTCATCCAGCATCCGGCGAACGGAGGCGATCCCGCCATTTGTATAAACCTGCCAGCGTCCATTTTCAGGAAAACTTGCCACTGTCTGACCGTCAGCACGCCGAACCAGATCGTAAACATCGCTCATTCGCCAAACCCCGCATCGTGCAGTTTGTCCCATACAGAATTAGCGAGGCGCTGACAAAGGCCGAGCAATATTTTGAGGTCAGTTTCATCCACCTTGTCACTGACCATTTCAGTGGCAACCAGCAGCGTGCATAGCTCCGTGGTGGTTTCAATTGTGTTCTGACGTTCAGCCCTGATCATGACATCACCTCCATCGCGAGGCGTGTCTGGATATCTGCGGCCTTGCTACCAAGCTGGAGGTAAGTGCGGGTGATGGCCGGATTGCTGTGTCCCAGCATTTCAGAGGCGACCAGCAACCCCTGCTCGCCACCGGCAGACATAAGATTAAAGGCAGCAATTTTGCGGCTTGAATACGCGCTCAGGCGCAGGCGAGTGTTGATCACGCGGGTGAACCACGTCATGACGCCATGTAATTTCTTCCAGATCGTCTGACGGGTCACGCTACCTTCCAGAGACTGGCAACGGTTACTTTCAATCTGGCTGCGGGAAAATACCAGGTCGTCACCGATAAGATTGCGCTCCATGCGTTCACGCAGCCGCTTAATAATGCCCGGCGGCAGCTGCTTGGTGTCGTGCTTAACTTCAGCCTTGGCCACCAGCTCAAACACGATCGCCTGCTCCTGATCGGTCATACCGGCTGCCAGCTCGTCACAGCTCACGCTGTCCCAGTTCATATAGGCGATATGATCACCTGCCAGCCGGGCGGCATCCTTGCGCTGCTGGCGGACAATATCGATCCCCTTGCGGGTCGCCCGCGCTTCTGCGGCTTTGGTCTGCTTCGCTACGATGATTGTTGCGACGCCGGTTTCCCAGTTAATGCAGGAGTATCGGAAATTACACACGTCGCTGGTACGCCAGCCGGTGACGGTCGCGATATCCCACCAGAGCAGCACCCATCCCGGCTGCGTCTGCTGGATACGTTCGCGCAGCTTGCGCTGTTCATCCCGCTCATAAACGGGGGTCATGGTACGGGTACCTTTGGTCGTGGCAGCTTTCACCACGTTGCCGCGCAGCTCGCGGGCTTTGGCCGTCAGGGTCTGGAGGTTAAACATGGCTACCTCCCATTCTTGCCACATCCAGCTCAAACGCGCCGCGGCTGTACTGGTAAAGCGTGCATTCAGAGCGAATTTTAGCGGCAAAGATAAGATCCCAGCGGGAATACCCCTGGCGGGCTTCCTGTTCACTGTCAGCGACGATCCGGATAACAACGGGAGTGCAGTTCTGACCTTTCGGCGTACCGAGGAAAAGCCAGGT